CATATCCTGCGTCTGTAAGACGAAGTCCGCCTGTATCTTTTGATCTAGTGTTTTGCCACCAGGACGACATATACTCAGTAAGACTTGCTTCGTGTACAGCCTTACCGGAATTCTTTAGAAAAATCTTAGTGTAAGTTTCTTTCCAGTTCATTAGTCACCCAGTGGAACATTCTCACCTGCAGATAGCTTTACAACAGTAAAGTTCTCACAGCTGAATAAATCATTAAGTTTTTTAGCTAAATTAATAGCATGTCCTGGGTTAGAGAAGGATACTTTCTTATACTTAGGCCCTGGATAGTTTGTTAAACTATGTGATGATTTAAGATTAAATGGTTTGTTGTTATAGAATACTGCCCATATAGCATCAGCATCGAGTATTTGCTCGCTTTTATAGGTCTTTTTATCTATAAATTCTAATAAAACCGTTGGTTTTGGTCTGCTCATATACGTTGTCCTTTAATAAACTACGTATATATTTAGCTATTTTTACCAACCTTTGCCACCGTCCATTTGAACTTCGATGACTTCGTTGTCGGTATTGCCCTGTTTTGCCAGTAAACTTTCTAAGTCTCCGTTGAGTCTAGCCATTACTTCGCCTAGTGTAAATGCTAGACGCTTAGCCTGCTGGATGTCTAATGTGACATCTCTAGCCCTACTAGCGTCAGCACTTCTTACTTGAGATATAAACTGCTGTATAGACGCAGTGTTAAGCGGCTCATTTAGCATTTGCTTTACTCAATTCTGTACGCATTTCGATTGCTGTAGTAAAAGGTCCTTTATATGCATAACGTTCAATAGTAATTGATTTAGGACAAAAGCTCTTAACCCAGCCTTTTTCAAATTGAATAATATAAAATCCTGCACAGTACAAACTTTTAGATTTATCGCTTTTTGTAAACAACGGTAGTTTCTGTTTAATATCATAAAGTGGATTATGCGGTTTGCAACTTGTAGGAAAGCCGTGAACTTCGTCTAGTGTGACTTCTGTAATTTCTAGCGCACTCCAGTTAACTGTTCCTAAGTCTTTTTCTAAAGCTCTTTTGTCATCAACAAATCTTGTGCCATTTGCGTCAGTTACCATATACTTTTCATCTGAGTAAGCAAGGGTTGCAACCTTGTTACCTTCGCTTTCGAGTATCCAAAACTTTCCGTCTATAATTTCTTTTGCTTTTAGTGTCATCCTATATACCTCGCTTGTAGCGGCTCCGCATAACTTTGAGCCTGTTCACTCATTCGCTGGAGATCCCACTTAGCGCAAAACTTCATAAGACGCATTCCAACTTGTGATATTTGTTTAGGTTGTGCTGCGTCTTCAATAACATCATTAATAATACTTCTAATATTACCAGGTTGTGCCGTTAAGTCGCATAATACAACGTTTCGATTGTAGTCATCTAGTACACGATGTTCTACACCTTCATGATCTACCCAACGCTGTAGCATCATGTTATTCCAGTTGTATCCTTTAGCACCTTTATCTTCATATGCTTCAATAAGTCCAACTTTGTTCTTAGTACCTTTCTTACGTACACCTGGATACGCACTAAACACGTTATCACTAGTGTCGCCACGCATACACTTTTCAAACAACATAAAGTCAGGATGCGGTGCAGGCTTAGGCTCTTGTGTCTTCTTATCAATTACACGGTTACCTTTCTTATCAAAGTAACCTTCGTGTGTAATAGTAGTCTCAGATACACCGTTATACTGCTTACAATTAGGAGCAATAAGTTGTGCAAAGTCGCCATCTGTGCTAATAATAACATGATTATCGTTAGGGTGTGCTTGCACCCAGCCTGCAATAAGATCATCTGCTTCTAGTTGTTTGTGTTGCATAACTGTACAATTAGTCTTTGTATCGACGAAATCTTTAAATGTATCAAACGCCTCCCAAAACAGTGTCTCTTCTTCTTGTTGTGCTTCTGTAAGTGCATCTCGAGATACTTTGCGGTTGCGTTTATAAGGAGCATAAACATCTTTGCGCCAGCTACGACCTTCTAAACAGAACACAACATGATCAGCCTTAAAGTCCTGCCATGCCTTTCTAACACCAGCAAGTGTGATATGAAACGCCATACCTATCTTTGTATCTAAGTCGCCTCGAATAACGTGCCTTGCACGAAAGAATGTATTTGCTGTGTCTACTAGTACATAAGTTGCCATTATATTGCCTTGTTTAAGTTGCGTTGTATATTATTATACACGAGTTTGCGATAGATGTCAAGTAAAATTACCACCCCATCTGCTCCCAAGGTACATCTTTGTCACCAAAGTGTCCGTAAATACAATTCTCGCTATAGTTATTATAGTTGAAAAGATCAAATCTGTCAATGATTCCTTTTGGTGTTAAGTCAATTTCACGCTCAATAAAGTTAGCTATCGAACGATTGTGTCCGTTCGAATCAATGTAAATGCTTGTTGGTTCTTTAATACCAATAGCATAACTTAGTTGTATATTACACCAGTCTGCCATTTCGTCTGCTACTACGTTCTTAGCCAACCAACGTGCCATATAAGCCGCACTACGATCTACTTTAGTAGGATCTTTGCCACTAAAAGCGCCGCCACCATGAGGGGCAAAGCCACCATAAGTATCAACAATAATCTTTCTCCCGGTAACTCCTGTGTCACCGTCAGGGCCGCCGATAACAAAATTACCAGTAGGATTAAGATGCCAAACAGTATTGCTATCAATTAAATCTCCTAACTCTTCCATTGCTGCAAGTTTACATAAATGCCTTGCTTCTTCTACATTGCCTTCAGTGTGCTGTGTACTAATAACAATTTGATCAATGCGTTTAATAACACCGTCTCGTCTTGCACCATTGTACTCTACACTTACTTGTGATTTAGCATCCGGTCCTAGTATACTACCACGCTTTGTCTTTAAGTTTTTAAGGATAGCGTGACTATAATGAATAGGCGCTGGCATCATGCTAGGTGTATGATTACACGCATAACCAAACATAATACCTTGATCGCCTGCTCCAAAGCTATCTGTGCCTAGTGCAATGTCTGCACTTTGTTCGTGAATTTCATTATACAACCGTAATTCGTCCCAATGAAATCCATCTTGCTCGTAGCCAATTTCTTTAACTTTGTTTCGAACAATTTGTTCTACTTCGGCTCTAGTTACATTAAAGTTCTTAACTTCGCCTGCTAGTGTAACCATGTTGGTAGTTACTAGTGTTTCAACTGCTACTCGTGTAGTTGTATCGCCTGCGGCTAATCCGGCATCTACAATCGCATCACTAATTTGATCTGCTACTTTATCTGGATGCCCGTCACTAACACTTTCACTTGTAAAAATATGTTTTTGCATTATGATACTTCACTCGCTCCGTCAGCCAACGGCTTTACATTAATATATCCTGCACCTCGATCTGTATCCATGCCTTCTTCTGATAACATGTTATAGACAATGTCTTTGAACCAACGATCGACTACTTCTTCTTCAGGATCGGATTCTGTGCCGTAACCGTGTCTAATTAATTCTACAATAAAGTATTTGTTCCAGTCAAGTTCAAAAAACCCATTGCGTATATTCTTTTCATTTACTTTCATGTCAAGTACATTAACCCAAGGCATCTTCTTACGTGTTGCATATGCCTTAGGGTCAGTGCCTTTAACATGTGCTAGTTCTTTTTCTTTTAACTCTTTTTCTTGCTGGTCAATCTTTGCTTGATTAGCTTCTACCTTGTCTTGCCCTGTTAATTTTTTAATAAAGTTTTTCATATTAATCCTTTTCTTCTTAGTTTATCGTCTAAATTTTCTTTGTCAACCGGAGCAGTCATTGCTGTCTTGTGTACGTCATTAATGTACTTAGGTTCCCTAGGTACCCCAGGCATTTCCGAATAAGCTGATGTGTAGTCTTGGGGTGAAGCGCCATCCTTTTTCCATGCAAACTTCCGCAACTTCTTTAACATTAAGGACATACTCTTCCGAGCGTCCCCCAAGCGGCATACAATATACTGGACACTCAACGCCGACATCACGATATGCTTGCACAGCTCTACCAGCCTCATCAATGTCTGCACGGTCAGCAACGACAAATTTAAGATAAAGATCACTATCATCAACAGTGGAATAGTTAAGAGCGACATCAGGCTTAATAGCGTCCATCCAAGATTCTCCGCTAACGGATAGTTTAGGCGAACAACTCCACGTGACAGTAATTCTGTCGCTATCGTTGAGATAGTTGTAGAGGTCATCATGTAATACTTGTGTAGTGTTTGTTTCAAATGTAACATTTTTTAAATCCTTCATACGTGGATGTTCGAACAGCTCTACGTAAAGTCGTTGCCACGCTAACAACGGCTCACCACCTGTCATAATAAGATGGATATCTTGTCCGTTATCCATTGTCCACTTGCCTTCTGGAGTAAGAGATAGCAAATGCTCAACTACTTCGTCAACTTCTGCAAGTTTGTTAAAGTCTTTAAACTCAGGATAGATACTTGCATAAGTGTCGCAACCTGTATGGATAATAGGCAAATCTGTAAACTTTTCAGTCTTTGCAATAATGCCATCATCTAGTAATGCTTTAACTTCTTCGTTGTATCTTTGTCCGCTTGCAAGTTTCTCTGCACGACTAGCTTCATCTTTACCAAGTCCAAAGTTCATACAACGAAAGTTACAACCGAAAGTGCGTAGGAATACACTAGGTACTCCTACAAACTTACCTTCGCCTTGTACGCTGTAGAACGCTTCGCTGTACCGCAACTTCATCGTGCAAACTCCTGTTGCAATTTAATGTTGTCAAAGAACTCCTTCTTAGTACCCGGATCATGTTTAAAACTACCTTGTAATACAGTTGTTTGTGTAAGACTGCTAGTTGCCATAATGCCACGGTTCTCACAACAGCCGTGTGTTGCTTGAATATAAACACCTAAGTTTTCTGCACCAGTTGCTTTCTGTATTTCACGAGCAACATCATTTGCAAGTTCTTCTTGTAGTGTACCTCGTCTAGCACACCATTGTGCAATACGTGTATACTTGCTTAGACCAATTAGCTTGTCAGCGGCAATAATACCAATGTACGCAATACCTGCCACTGGCTGGTGATGATGTGAGCACATGCTTTTAAGTTCACTACGCACTACTAACATTCCATCATACCGGGTATCACTGTCATTAGGAAATGCCGTTGCACTCGGCATTGGGTCATACCGACCTGCCATAATCTCATTAAAGTACATCTTAGCAAGCCGTCTTGCTGTACCTTCTGAGTTAGGATCGTTGCGTCGATCAATAATTAGTGTATCTAGTACAGTGTTAAAAGCTAGAGTAGCTTCATCAATAAGATCTTGTTTATCTCCATCTTCTAACACTTCACTAATATTGTCACCAGCCCAAAAGCGTATATTGTTTGCTTCTAGACGTTGTTTAACTACTTCTGATTTATTCATTCACTTCTCCGATGTTTAGGCAGGGGATTGCCTGTAATATAACTATAAGTATACACGTTTATTTAGGTTTTGTCAACCGTTAACTAAAATAATTCTAGCATTGCTAAACGGTCATGTGCTTCTGCCATTTTATCAAGCTCTGCTTGAATAGCCTCCATCACATCACTGTGTTCGCCAATACCGGCTGGGTTAGTTAAGTACACTTCAACATTTGCTTTGTGCAATGCAATAGCGCCTTCGGCATGTTTCTGTGCCGCTTCGATCATCATGTTACGCATGATAGTTTCCTTTCTCTGGTATAACGTGACGTACCCCGCCACGGGGGTCTTCTGTATCACCGTCTCTTCTAAAGATAAGGTGTACGTGTGGATACATGCAAGTTTGACCTGCACTCTCTCCCATATTAAGGCCAATGTTATAGCCTGTAATATCATTGTTTGCTGCTACTTTATTTTGATCGCCCATAGCAACAGCAAATTTAAAACATTTCATTAGCTCTTCTTGTGTTACTTGTTTAGGTACTATAAGAGTATGTCCTTGTGTAACCGGATATGCATCTTCGTACACTACAAAGTCTCTAGTATCGTATGTTACATTAGTCCAGGGCGCTCGTCCGTCCGCTTGTGCCTTAGCTAGAGTATCAATACTCACCTACATTCTCCCAAGGATAAACTAACCAAACATCTTCTTCTGCTTTGTTAATTTCGTGACACGTATAACTAACTGGAACTTCGGCATTACTTGCACCATTATCTGTTAGTGTAGCAAAGCGAACATTGCCGCCCCATACTGCATTCCATCGATCATGCTCCATTGGCATACAGCCCGATGGCCAGTCTTCTTTAATCCAATTGAAAGTAGCACCAGTATCGTTGATATCATCTACAATAAGGATGTTCTTACTCAATG